TCCCAAATTAGCTGTCATAGCTATTCCAGTAACATCAATATCTGCTGTTCCAAAAATGACCGTTCCTGTAGCAACGGCCATGCCAAATCCGATACCTGTAACTGTTGCATCTGGAGAAGGATCTACCGTCCCTTCTGCAGCAGTCATTGCAATACCAGTTAAAGTTAAATCAGCTGTTCCTGTTATTGCTAATGTTCCAACATTTGCAGACATTGAAATGCCTGTTGGTGTAACTGATTCCCATTCGCCTGTAGCACCCCATTCAAACTGACCCCAGAAGTATCGTCCCCAACCTTCTAAGTTATAAGCTTCAAGAGTTCCTACGTTAGCACTAAAACTAATTCCTTGTAGCATTGCATCAGGACCAGCATCTGCTGTTCCTAAATTAGCTGACATAGCTATAGCTGTTGGTGTTATTTGAAATGATATTTCTACTGACTCATCACCTTGTGATGCAGTCATTGCAATTCCAGTAAGAGGTACATTTGCGTCTGCTGTAATACTTGCGATAGAACCTAGATTAGCTGTTGCAGCTTCTCCAGTTGTTAATAAAGAACCTGTAATGCCCCATGCAAAAGTATTCCACTGTTGTCTACCCCAACCATCTAAATTAAATGCATCAAGAGTTCCAATATTAGCGTTAAAGCCAATACCAGTTGTCATTGCATCTGGTCCAGCGTCAGCTGTTCCTAAATTTGTAGTGATTGAAATACCGGTAGGATCACCAGTAGCTGCAATTACGATTGACTCTTCTCCTTGAGAGGCAGTCATTGCAATTCCTGTAGGAATTACATCTGAGTTTGCTTGAATAGTTTCATCACCTAAAGATGCAGACGCACCTATCCCGGTTACAGAAATGTTATTATTAACATCTCCCCATGAGTTACTACTCCACGTGCTTGAACCCCAAGTACTGGCCATAGGAAATTACCTCCTATGTATTACCCAGAAATTCTTAGAATCGCTGCTGCTGTTGTGAAAGCTGGAAACTGTATCGTAAAAGTTCCTGATGTAGCTGTTTTATCTGCCCCAAAATCTAAAGCCGCAACAGCTGCATTAGTTGCAGTTGATGAAGTGTTATAGATTAAAGCTCCTCTAGCAGTCAACGTTACACCTGTGAAAGATCTATCAGCAAAATCTACAATCGCAACACCTGATGCGATTGAAGTATTGTTGCCAGTTAGTTTTCCGCCACCAGAAGTATACTGACCTGTGTTAGCAACTTGATTACCTGTAGTAAAAGAAGTTGTAGCAGAGTTTAGAGTAGCTGAGGAAGTATAAAGAGCTATTTTGAAAACGTCACCACCCGAACTTGCGAACGAGTGATCACCGTCTAACAGTTGCTTTTTGAATGAGTTTGCAAGTGCTTGTGTAATCGCCATAGTTTTTTCTCCTTATTTATTTTCCACCGACTCGAGGAACACCACTTTGATATTCATCTCGTCTTCTTCTTCCCATTTGTTCTACTGAGAAGCCTTCTACCACTTGTTTATACTTTCCTTCGTATAATTGCAACAAATCATTTGGCCCCTTCAGAAAAGAAAATGCTTCAACTAAGCACGCATACAATAAGCCATTGGGAAATTGTTGACTTAGGTATGTAGTAGTATTTGTACTAGATAATCCAGTTGGTTTCAAGATATAATTTACCTGTATCGTATATGTAGCGTTTGGTGTTGGAGCTACAACTATTGTATTCTGATCCCAGTTACTGTAGTATTTTGGAACTCCTGTTGACTCAGCAGGATTAAATTCTGACATAAAACTAGTATCTCTATATTGTAAAAAATCTCTATTGTTTGCTGCTGCTGTTCCATCAGAGTCTACGATTTGAGCAGATCTGATAACTAATAAATTATCTGGTGTATCAATAAATCTTGTTCCAGAAACTAGTTGAGCAGTTACATATCTTCTATTATTATCAGAATCTACATCTCTAAGTATTCTAAATTCTGCATTTTCAATAAATCCATTTACAATAGTTGAAGTTAAAACATTTGCATCAACTTCTGTATAGTCTCTAATTTTTTGTACTAGCTCGTCGTATGTCATTATGTTGTTACCGTTACACTTCCTAAAGATATTAATGCTTGTCTTCTATTGTTTACAGAAGATCCATCATCTGGCACCATACCACTGTTTGATTCAAATGCAAAGTCTCCGGGTAAAGTTAAATCTACATTCATAAAACCACCATCACCTGATGCCTGAGTAAAGATTTGTGGTCTAGCATTTCTTAAACCTTGTCCATCAGCTGTAGTTGGTTTTGGTTCTAACTGTGGATGCTTTGCTTCAAACTCTGAAACATGTACTCTTGATCCGTTCCACTCGATAACCATTTCTGAATATGGAAATGCTTGACCAGAACGATCAGATATAAATTGTGCGTATTTTCCTTTTGATAAATTAGACATTTGGATAATAAGTTTTTGGTGTTATGAAAGAACTTGAAGCAGAACCATCTTCTTCTAGTGCTCTCTTTAATTCATCTTCATACAACAATTTCATTTGTTGTGTAAGTTGTGGGTTTATTTTTTGAGAAAGATAATAAGCCAAACCTGCAACCATACAAGGTACAAATCTATATGGTACATCTGCTTCGTTAGTATAGTTACCGGCATCTTGTATTCTACTTACAAAATAAAAATTTAAAAAATTACCTGCCTCACTTGAACCAGGTGTTAAATACAAAGTAATTGTAACCTTATCTATGAATCTTTGAACGTAATATTGTGTAGGTACACCTGTTTGAGTTTTGTTTGATAAACCTTGATATGCAGATCTATTTATTTTTGTAAGAGGAAAATCAACTGAAGAAGAGTTTCTGTAAACAGCTTCTAATATATCATCTACTCCATAAACTGCAGTTGCATCTGAAGTACCATCACTTGGTGATCTAAACATTGTATAAACTGATTGACCATTAACTAATGTAATTGAATTATTTTTTACTTGCCAATAATGCAGACCTCTGTTCGCCCATTCTTGAAACATAATATTTAAAGAACGTCTTGCAGATCTTAAATCGTTTCCTGAATAATCAAAACGACCTAGTCTCTCATACGCTTCAGTAATAATATCATCAATACTGAACGTAGATTCAAAAGTTGTTGTTCCAGAGGTTGCCATTTATCCTCCTATTTATCTATCAATACAGTGCACTTAGAACTAGTAATTGCGCTACAGCTTATACCTGCTTCAAATAAAATTCCATCTGATGGAAAATTAAAAGAGAATACATCTCCGGGAGGAACTTCAGCTGTAAACTGAACTCCAGATACATCGTTTAAAGATATAGAACCTGTTACTGTTGTAGTAGTTGTATTAGAAAGAACTAATCCTCTTAATCTTGTTCTACCAGCAAAAATAGATCCTGTTGCTGTAACTTGTAGTGCTTTAACATCACCTTGTGTTGCCATAGTTTTCTCCTATTAAAATTGTGTGGGCCCGAAGGCCCACATTAATTATTTATTATGCTCCAAATGCAAAAGCACCTGTAGTAGCATCAGCTGCACCGCCCATTTCTGAAGCGATTGTCCACACACCATCTTCAAAACACATAAAAGCAATTTTGCTTCCTGTTGTAAAAAGATTAGTTGCTGCGTTAGCTGGAGTGAAAACTAAAGATGTTTCACCTGCTGCTGAAGTATCAAAAGTTACTTCTGCCGCTGCTCTTGATTCAATTAAAGAACCAGTTGCCCAAACGTCAGTTCCAGCTGCATTAAAAGTTAAAGTGTTAGTTCCACCTGCAGTATCTTTAGCTTGAACGTAAACTGCAATTGCACCTCTAGTTGCTGCTGGTAGTGCTACAGCACACGCTGCTGCACCTGTGTAATCTACAACCGCAATAATTCCATCAGCGATAGAAATATTTGCACCTGTTGCTGTATCAGCTAAAACCAAACCTGTTAGGTCAGGCATACCTGAACTCATTCTTGTTGTGATAGCACCAGTTGTTGCATTTTTAGTAGCCATTTGAAAGCCACCTTCTGAACGTACCGGTCCATTAAACGTAGTACTTGCCATAATTATATCCTCCTAGTTTCCGAATACTGTCTCTAGGCCGTCGACTATACGCGTCAGTATTCTAATTAATTGTATAGTAATTTTTTTATATACTAGTTTTGAGTAGAGTGCAAGAGAGCCTGTGATGTGGAGTGGATTTTTTCCAACGATGTAGCTTTTTTATTAAGTAGCTACAGAAAC